TCCGGATGACGTCTTCTATTGCCGGACGTTCACCACCGGCACCTACTGGATGGGAGCCGACCAGTACGGGGCGATTGACACGTTCTTCTACCGCGAGGTGATGACGGCGAGGCAGATGGTGCAGAGGTACGGCGACAGTGTGCCGGATGCCGTCAAGGCCAACATGAACGGGGGCCGCTTCGAGGAGAAGTACGCCGTCATCGTCGGCGTCTTCAAGCACCCCGAAGTGTACGGGCTTACCGTGAACGAACGCCTCCCGATCAAGAGCGTCCACTTCCTCGATGATCTCGCCCGCGGCGGCGTCGGGGGCGGGAACGAAGGGTTCCTGAAGGAGTCCGGCTACAAGATGTGGCCGCTGATGACTCCTCGCTGGGACGTGGTGGACGCGGATGTCTACGGTTCCGCACCGATGTTCGATGTCCTTGCCGACACGAAGACCCTACAGGCAATGGAATCCGACATCCTCAAGGGGGCCGCAAAGATTGTTACACCGCCCATGAGGGCTCCTTCCTCGGTCCGGCGCCAGGGAATCAACAGTGCTCCGGGCGGCGTGACCTTCGTGGACTCCCTTGCGGCGGACGCGATGGGTCCGCTGTACACGGTGCCTCTCGACATCAACAGCGTACAGGCGAAGGAAAACATTCTCATCAACGACATCAAGGAGGGGCTGTACAACAGCCTCTTCCTCGCGCTCCTCATGCAGGACAATCCGCAGATGACGGCGCGCGAAGTGACGGAGAGACATGAGGAGAAGCTCCTGATGCTCGGCCCCGTCCTGGAGCGCATTCATGGAGAATATCTGGACCCCGTGATCCAGCGCGTGTTCCAGCTCGCCTGGGACGCCGGCATGATTCCGGCTCCTCCCGAGGAGCTCGGGACGGACGCCGTTACGAACATCGAGTACATCTCCATTCTGTCCCAGGCTCAGAAGGCGGTCGGGGTCAACCGCATCGAGCAGAGCGTCCAGTTCATCGGAACGCTCATGGCCGCTACGCCGGAAGCCCGTCACATGCTGAAACCGTACGATCTCGTGACGCAGTACAACGAAATGATCGGAACGCCCACGAAGCTCTTCGCCTCGCAGCAGGAGTATGATGCGGCGGTCCAGCAGGAGCAGCAGGCGCAGCAGATGGCCCAGGAAGCACCGGTCGCCGAGAGCATGGCGAACGCCGCGAAGGCCATCGGTGACGCCAACATCGCGAACGTCCAGAGTCTTCTGGGCGGCGCGGCTGGAGGGCCCATGCTGTGAGCGACGAGAGAACTGCGCTTGAGATTCAATTGGAGAAGGCGATGGAACGCGCGATGGCGGACCCCGGAACCCGCCTTCTCCTGTGGCACATCGTCACGGACTACCTTTACGTTTTCGACCCGAGTTACGCCCACAATGCGACGGCGTACAGCCTTCTTGCGAAGAAGGAGGCCGGGCTCAAGATTCTCGACTGGATGAAGTCTGTTTCCCCGCAGGGAACGTACATGGCCGAATCCGAATACAACAACCTCGCTAACGAACAAGGAGGAGAAAATGGCTGAAGGCGAACCCACTCCCGCGGCGGCACAGGAACCAACCGCACCCGCTCCGGCAGAAGCGAACCAGACGCAGAACCCGACTCCCACGCCCGCGGGGGATGACGCTCCTGTCATCCAGCCGGAGAGTGGTGAGCCGAAGAAGGAAGAGGGGGACGCCCCTCTCATCGAACCCAAGAAAGACGAGCCCGCGAAGCCCGAAGGCGCGCCGGAATCCTACGAAGCATTCACTGTCCCCGAAGGTTTCCAGATGGACGAAGGACGCATGGGCGAAGCGAGCACGCTTTTCAAGGAACTCAACCTGACCCAGGGCAACGCGCAGAAGCTCATCGACGCGTATTGCAAAATGGCGAAGGACCAGCAGACGGCGCAGGAGACTCAGCTCATGGAAGCCCGGAAGGAATGGAGAAGCAGCATCCGTTCCAGAGAGGACTTCCGGGAGCAGAAGGCCCTCGCCGACAAGGGCGTCCGGTTGCTGCTGACGACGGACGCCCAGAGGAAGCTCTTCACGGATTCCTGGCTACAGGACTCTCCAGAGCTTTTCGACCTGTTCGTTACCGCGGGGCGACTCGTGGCCGAGGACAACATGTCCAAGAACACCCAGCCCGCACAACCAACGGAATCGCAGATCAATATGAAGCGGTTCCCCGACCTTTAAGGAGTGAACAATGAACTATCCTTCCATTCTTGAAATCGCGAGAGGCAGCGGCAACGCTTCCATCTCGACCATCATCGAAATGCTGAACGAGACCAACGAGGCTCTTCAGGACATTCCGTGGATCGCGTGCAATTCGGGCCAGACGCACATCACCACGATCCGCACCGGCCTGCCGACTCCGACGTGGCGTATGCTCAATATGGGCGTGCCGCGTACTGGTTCGACCAGGGCGCAGATCAAGGCGAACTGCGGTATGCTCGAAGCGTACAGCGAAATCGACGCCAAGGAAATCGAGCTCGCCAAGAAGGGCGCCAATGGCCAGGAAGGCGCCGCGAACTTCATCGCCCAGGAAAACATGGCCATGATCGAGTCCTTCGGTCAGGAAATCTCCCGAGTCATGTTCTACGGTGACGCCTCCAAGATCGCCGAACCCGTCGGTCTCTGCCACTACTACAGCAAGTGCGGCACGGATTCCACTCCGCATACCGAATCCGCGTTCAACTGCATCAACGGCGGCGGCTCCGGCTCCGACAACACCTCCGTCTGGTTCGTGACCTGGGGTCCGACTGCCGTCCACGGCATCTACCCCGCCGCCACGACCGCCGGTTTCAAGGAAGAGTCCCTCGGTTATCACACCGCGCAGGACGCCCTCGGCAACCAGTTCCAGATTTACCGCACTCACTATCAGTGGGATGCCGGTTTCTGCGTGAGAGACTGGAGAGCGGCCGTTCGCATCGCGAACCTCGACATGAACTATCTCGCCAGCCCGACTGTGGAGCATCCTGCCGCTGACCTGCTCGGCCTCTTCAACAAGGCCTACTACAAGCTGAAATATCGTGGCTACTCCGGTCAGAACTCCGGTCGCACGGCGATCTACTGCCGTCCCGAGATTCTCGAGTTCCTCGACAACCAGACCCGCAAGACCTCGAACCTCCTGCTCAACTACAGCGACGTTCAGGGCAAGCCGGTCCTCAACTACCGTGGTATCCCGATCCGCGTCCAGCAGAGCCTGCTCGCGACCGAAGGCGCCGTTCCGTCGGTGTCCTGATTCAATCAACAACGCATAGGAGGAAAAACCATGCCTATTCTCGATGCAAAAACCGTGTTCGCCCGCGAAGTCGCCATGTCCGGCGCTTCCGTCGGTACCGTCATCAAGGGCACGACCGTCTGGTCCGGGGCCATTGAATCGAACAAATCTCAGATCGTTGACCAGGAAAAAGCCGGTGATGCCGTCGGTCAGGAACTGACTGTCAAGGCCGTCGTCGGCGGCACCGCCGCTATCGGCGGCACGACTGCCTCGACTCTTCAGTTCAAGCTCCAGACCTCCGATGACACCGTGGACGGTCACTTCGAGGACCTGATCCTCAGTCCCGCCATCAAGGTCAAGGACGCCATCCCTGGCACCGAACTCACCTGCTTCCGCGTCCCCGCTGGTTCCAAGCGGTATCTCCGCACGACCATCACCGTCGGCGGCGCCACGGTCACGGGCGTTGTGTCCGTCTACGCCACCCGCGATCTCTGATGAAGTACCGGGCAAGAGCAGACGGCTTCGTGGATTCGCACTATGTGTGCGAAGGCGAAATCTTCGAGTATGAGGGGAAGACTCCCTCGTGGGCTACCCCTCTCGAAGAGCCTGCGAAGCCCGACACACTCGAGGAGGCGGTGGCAACGCCGCCTCCTGCCCCGACCAAAAAGAAAACCAAGAAATAAGGAAGCGACCCAATGGCTGTAGGAAAACTTGACATCGTAAATCTGGCCCTCATGCGTATCGGCGAATCGCCCATTCAGTCGATGGACGAGGGCTCCACTCCGGCTCGCTCCGCGACCCTGCTGTACGACATCTCCCGGCGCGCCGTCCTGCGTGACTACGACTGGAGTTTCGCCATGAAGATCGAGCTTCTGCCGGTAGTCAAGTCGGACGAACCGGGCGACAAGTTCTCCTATTCCTGCGCGGTTCCCTCCGACTGTCTCCGTGTGGTGGAGGTCCTCCCCCACGGAGAGGTCGGGCCCCGTCTGGCCGCGGATGCAATCGGTCTCCCGCCGGGAGTCGGTCCGCATAATCCTTTCCGTACGGAATGGTTCCGCGTCTACAATGGGAAGATTTACACGCACCTCAAGACTCCGCTCGTGAAGTATGTCCGGGACGAGGAGAACGTGGACCTGTTCGACTCCAAGTTCATCGAAGCCTTCTCCTACAAGCTGGCCGGTGAACTCGCGATGGCTGTCCGCCAGAGCGAGACTCTCATGGCGTCCATGCTGAACGCCTATCAGGCCGTCGTGAGCAAGGCATCCGAGGAGTCCCAGAACGAGCACGACCTGGCGCTGAGCCAGAATCCCTACGTCGAGGTGAGGTATGAGTATTAAGCTTCTCCAGAACAACTTCACGACGGGCGCGGTGAGCCCACAGGTCCGCGCGCGTGTGGACCTCGCGAAATACGAGGGCGCGTGTCAGGTCGTGAAGAACGCCATCGTCATGGCTCAGGGCGGCGTGACGAAGCGACCTGGAACGCGGTTCGTGTCCGAGGAGGACGACGGGCTCCTCATCCCCTTCACGTACTCGCAGGACGAAACGTACGCGCTTCTCTTCATGGATAAGAGGGTGCGCTTCTTTTCGGACGGCGGCGTCGTCATGGATGGCGACAGTCCCTACGAGATTGAATCTCCCTACACCATTGAAGACCTCCCGGAGCTGAAGTT